CGAGAAAATTGCCGCGGAATTCCGTGGGAAGGTTTTTTTAGGAGACCCGAATGGCCCAACGCGGCAGGCGGGGCGACCCGGCCGCACAGCAGGCCAAGGGGTTTCCCGGCAAGAGGAAGTCCAAGGTCCAGAAGATGGTCGAGGAAGCGGAGCGCGTGGCTTCGCTGCTCGCGCACGCGCCGGCCGAAAGCGCCGACGCCTTCGCGCCGCCCGTCTTCCTGAATGACCCGCTGGTGGCGCCGGCATTGAAGATCTGGCGTGACTACGCGCCCGAGCTGAACCGGACGCTCCGCCTTCGGCCGCTGCATCGCCTCTCGTTTGCGATGTTCTGCGTCTACATGGGCGAGTGGATCACGGCGTCGGAAGACATCCGCCAGAACGGCAAATGGCAGAAGGTCAAGACGGTCTCCGGCGGCCAGATGGAGCGCACGCGCCCCGTTGTCGCGTTCCGCGAGATCGCCTATCGCAATGTCATGGAGCTGTCGAAGGAGTTCGGCCTGACGCCGCGCGAGGAATATGCGCTCTTCCGCGACCAGGCCGACGCTGTCGCCAAGAACCCCGGACTGTTCGGCAATCAGGCGTCGCGCCGCGATGGCGATGGTGCTGGAGAACCGGGCCCGGAAAGGCCAGTACAGGGAAGCCTGGTCGGCAGCCTCGACAGTCTCGATTCCCCGCCGCCGGGAAGCATGAACTGACCCGGCGATGGCAGAGGCGTCGCGCGCCGCGATAGAGGTGGCGGCCGGGCCTTGCCTCTGGCCTGAACCGGAATGGCTCGCTGCCCTTGACGGCGAGGAATATGCTTGGGCAAGGGCGGCATGGACGAAGGCGGCCTCGGTTCTTGGCGCCTGGTTCGACCACGCCAAGGCAGACAAGGTCGTCGAGCTTTGGCCGAGTTGGTTCACGCTCACTGACGATCGCTTCGCCGGCGTGCCATTCCGGCTGTTGCCCTGGCAGGCGGCCGTCGTCCGCTTGCTGGTCGGCTGGAAGGCTCCGGTCGAGGTCATCGACCCACGAACGGGAAAAACGATCTTCGCGCATGTCCGGCTCTTTCGCCGGCTGCTGCTGTGGATCCCGCGCAAGAACGGGAAGAGCGAGTTCCTCGCGGCGCTCGCCCTGCTGTTCTTCGCGATCGAGGGTGTTGCGGGCGGGCAGGGTTTCGTCTTCGCCCGCGACGAGGCGCAAGCCCGCGTCGTCCTGCGCAAGATGAAGGCGATGATCGCCGGCAATGTGCGCCTGCAGGAAGACGCGCAGGTTCACGCCCGGTCGATCTATCTAAAGCCGACCGCCGCGCTATTCGAGCTGCTGTCGGGCACCGACGAGGGCAAGCACGGCAAGTCGCCGACCGTCACCGTCGGTGACGAGATGCACGAATGGCGGTCTCGCGAGATCGAGACGACGCTGCGCCAGGGCACGGGAACGCGCCTGCAGCCGATCGAACTCTATGCATCGACGGCGGGCCGCAAGACGAACCCGACCGGCGTGGCGCTCTGGGACGAGAGCCGCGCCATTCTGGATGGAAGGATCGACGATCCGGCGACGCTCGTCGTCATCTTCGCCGCCAATGACGATGACGATTGGCGCGACGAGGCCGTCTGGCGCAAGGCCAATCCCAGCCTCGGCCTGTCGCCGACGATCGCGTTTCTCCGCCGCGAGGCCGCGCTCGCCGTCGATAACCCGAGGGCCGAGGCTCACTTCAAGTGCTACCACCTCAACCAATGGGTGGACGGCACGGCGCGATGGCTGAACGTCAAGAAATGGGATGCCTGCACCGAAGGCCGTGACGGCTGGAAGCGGTACCCGGAAGAACTCAAGGGGAGGCGGTGCTTCCTCGCCTTTGACGTTTCGTCGACCCGCGATGTCACGGCGCTCGTGCTGGTGTTCCCGCCGGAAGGCAACGAGACGAAGTGGCGCGTGATCGGCCGCTATTTCGTGCCGGCCGACACGTTGGCCGAGCGCGTCAAGGCGGACCGCGTGCCCTATGACCGCTGGCTGGCGGCGAAGGCGCTGGAGACAACCCCGGGCGACTATGTCGACCAGGGCTATGTCATGCGGGCCATCCTCGACGCGATGGAGATCTATGACGTCGAGAAGGTCGGCTATGACCCGTGGAACGCGGGCAAGTTGATCGCCGATCTGCAGGCGAACGGCGTCGAGGCGGAGCGCCTCTTGCTAATGCGGCAGGGCATCCCGAGCCTCGGCGAGCCGTCGAAGCATTTCGAGCGACTGGTCTATGCCGGCCTGCTCGATCATGGCGGCCATCCGGTGCTGCGCTGGATGGCCGGCAACGCCGTGGTGCGGTTCGACGAAAACCTGAATTTCGCACCGGCCAAGAAGCGCTCGGCCGAGAAGATCGACGGCATCGTCGCCGCGGTCATGGCAATCGGGCTGGCGCATGCCGGCGAGGAAGAGAAATCCTTCTGGGAGGCGGCATAGTGGGTTTGTTGGCGCGCCTCTTCGGCGAGCGCAAGAGCGACGATCCGACCCTGCGCGAGGCGCAGATTCGCGGCGGCTTGCCGGTCGACGGGTCGGGCGTTCGCGTGACGGCCGAGACCGCGCTCAGGGTTTCGACCGTGCTCGCCTGCGGGCGGGTGATTGCCAATGGTATGTCGCAGGTGCCTTTCCGCCTCTTTCTTGGTGACGAAGGAAGCCGGAAGCCCGCGGTCGACCATCCACTCTATCGGTTGCTGACGCGCAAGCCCAACAAGTGGCAGACGATCGTCGAGTTCATGGAGACGATCGCCTTCCATTTGCTCTTCACCGGCAATGCGATCGTCTTCGTCAACAAGGTCGGCATCTCCCGCACCATCATCGAGATGGTGCCGATCGAACCCAAGCGGGTTGATATCAAGCTTAAGCCCGACCAGTCGCTGGAATATCGGATCACTGCCGAGAATGGTTCGTCGGCCGTCTTCGGCGCCGATTCGATCTGGCATTTGCGCGGGCCGAGTTGGAATGGCTGGCTCGGTCTGGACACCATCCGATTGGCCGCCGAGGCGATTGGTCTGGCTATCTCCCTGGAGAAGGGCCAGTTCGATTTCCAGCGCAACGGGGCACAGACATCCGGCTCGTTCGCAGTACAGGAAAAGCTCTCGCCGGAGCGCTTTGCGTTCCTGTCGTCCTGGATCGACAAGCATCTGCCGGGCGGCGAGCGCTCCGGCAAGCCATTGGTCCTCGACAATGGCGCGGTCTACGAGCCTCATACGATGACTGGCGTTGACCAGCAATTGCTGGAGACGCGCCGTAACCAGGTCGAGGAAATCTGCCGCGCCTTCGGCGTCATGCCGATCATGGTCGGCCACTCCGACAAGGCGGCGACCTATGCCAGCGCCGAGCAGATGTTCCTGGCGCATGTCGTCCATACGTTGTCGCCCTGGTATCGGCGGATCGAGATCAGCGCCAACGTCAATTTGTTGAGCGAGGCCGACCAGGACGCCGGTTTCTATACGAAGTTCATACCCAACGCCTTGATGCGCGGCGCCGCGAACGATCGGGCCAACTTCTATGCCAAGGGCCTCGGCTCCGGCGGCACCAAGGGATGGCTGACGCAGAACGACGTGCGGGCCTTCGAAGAAATGGACCGGATCGACGATCCGCGCGCCGACGAATTGCCGCAGCCGACGGCCAAGGCCCCTGCCGATCCAACGCCGCCGGCCGATCCGAACGGAGATCCGAATGCGCCCTGAAGCCTTTTGCGTGCCCTTCGAGGTGAAGTTCGCCAGCGACGGCCAGCCTGGCACCTTCGAAGGCTATGGCGCGATCTTCGGCAATGTCGATGCCGGCGGCGACGTGATCCAGAAGGGAGCGTTCAAGGAAACGCTGCGCGACTGGAACAAGACGAAGAAGCTGCCGCCGATGCTGGTCCAGCATGGCGGCTGGATGATGACCGACATGGATGCCCTGCCCATCGGCATCTGGGAGGCTATGTCCGAGGACGATACCGGCCTGCAGGTCAAGGGTCGCCTGATCAATCTCGATACCGAGCGCGGCAAGACGATCCATGGCGCCATGAAGGAAGGCGCGCTGGACGGCATGTCGATCGGCTATCGCGCCAAGGAATTCGCGCTCGGCACCAAGCCGGACGAACCGCGCCGGACGCTGAAGAAGATCGACCTGATGGAAGTGTCCGTCGTGACCTTCCCGATGAACGGGAAGGCGCGCGTCAGCTCGGTCAAGTCGTTCGGCGATATCCGGACCATTCGTGAATTCGAGGACTTCCTGCGGGATGCAGGCGGGTTCTCACACGCTGCCGCCAAGGCCATCGCGGCCAGCGGCTTCAAGGCTGCGGACCCTCGGGATGAGGACGAGGCCGATCTCGCGGCGCTGCTGCGCCGCAATATCGAAAAATTGTCCATCAGAGGATAGTCCCATGCCCGAAATTGATGATCTGAAGACCCTGCTCACGCGGCAGGGCGAGGCCTTCGACGCCTTCAAGAAGTCGAACGAAGAACAGATCGCCGAACTGAAGAAGGGCGTCGCCAACGACCCCATTCTGGTCGAGCGCCTCGGCAAGATCGAGAAGTCGCTCGACGTCGCGGTCGAGGGTAAGGCAGCTATCGACCGCGCCATGGCCGCCGAGAAGAAGGAGCGCGAGGAACTCGAGGCGCGCATCAATCGCGAAGGCATTAAGGCGACGTCGCCCGAGGCCGCCAAGCTCGAACTGGAGTTGAAAGACTTCAATGGCGTGATCGCGTCGGTCGCCGCTGACCAGAAGCGCCAGTTCGCGCCCGTCGACCAGAAGGGCTACCAGGAATACAAGTCCGCCTTCGGCTCGTTCCTGCGCAAGAATGAGCGCTTGCTCACGGCGGACGAGGTCAAGACGCTGTCTGTCGGATCCGATCCGGATGGCGGGTATTTCGTCACGCCGGACATCACCGGCCGGATCGTGAAGAAGGTCTACGAATCGAGCCCGATCCGGCAGTACGCGAACGTCACCACGATCTCGACGGACGCGCTGGAGGGTATCGAGGATCTCGGCGAAGCCGGGGCCGGCTACGCTGGTGAACGTTCGCAGGGCTCGGATACGACGACGCCGCAGGTCGGCAAGTGGCGCATCCCGGTCTTCTGGATCGACACCGAACCAAAGGCGACGCAGCAGCTGCTCGACGATGCGCTCGTCGATGTGGAGGCCTGGCTTGCCGACAAGGTGTCGAACAAGTTCGCTCGCTTCGAGAACTCGGAATTCATCACCGGCGCGGCGAACAAGATCCGCGGCTTCGTCAACGGCTATACCGTTGCCGCAGACTCGGGTTCCGGCGTCACCTGGGGCCAGGTCGGCTACCTCGCCACCGGCGTTTCTGGCGATTTCGCCGCGACCGTCAAGGGCGACAAGCTGATCGACCTGATGGGCTTGCTCAAGAACGAGTATCTGGACGGCGCCGCCTGGTTCACCCGCCGGTCGGTGATCACGTCGATCCGCAAGTTCAAGGATGGCCAGGCGAACTATATGTGGCAGCCCTCCTTCGTCGCCGGCCAGCCGGAGACCATCATGGGCTATCCGGTCGCCCGCATGGAAGACATGCCGGCGATCGCGGCGGACAGTCTCTCGCTCGCTTTCGGCAATCTGCGCGAGGCCTATCAGATCGTCGACCGACAGGGCATCCGCACGCTGCGCGATCCCTACACCAGCAAGCCCTACGTCAAGTTCTACACCACGCGGCGCACGGGCGGCGGCATCGTCAATTACGAGGCGCTCAAGCTGCTGAAGTTCGGCACCTCGTAGCCGATCGCGCCTGACCGGCGGCCCCGCGCTGCCGGACTTCCCCTTTTCATCCCATTGAAAGAAGGAACGCTGTCATGCGTGACCTCGCCAATCACTTGCATACGGCGCGAGCGATCTCGCCCGTTGCGGCCGCCACCGACAATACTGCCATCGTCAGCGAGAAGCTTGACCTGCTCGGCTACGAGAGCGCCATGCTCGCGCTGATGATCGGCGCCAATACCGATGCCGATGCGACCTTCGCCGTGCTGATCGAGGATTCTCCCGACAATACGACGTTCACCGCCGTCTCTGACGACTATCTCATCGGCACCGAGGCCCTGGCCGGGTTTACCTTTGCCGACGACAATGAGACCCGGAAGATCGGCTATGTCGGCACCCATCGCTATCTGCGCGCCACAGTGACGCCGACCGGCAACAATTCCGGCAACATCTTCCTCGCCGCCGTCTGGGTCCTGGGTAAGCCGAACCGCCAGCCGACGGCGAACCCGCCGCAGTAAGCCTGCGCGCCGGCGGGGTGTGAAGCCCCGCCGGACCCCTTTCTCAACCGGAGCGGTTCCATGGCAGATGATTTCGGCGCACAGGGCTCCGGTCTGGAAAGCCCTGCGTCCAAGGCCTTCGCGATCACGCCGCATGCGAGCAATCCGCTGGCGCTCGCGACGCGCGGGATCTATGTCGGCGGCGGTGGCGACTTGACCGTGCGCCTCGTCGGCGACAGCGCGGATGTCACGTTTTCGGCGGTGCCGCAGGGCGTCATTCTTCCGATCCGCGCTTTGGCTGTGCGCAGCACGTCGACGGCGACGCTGCTGATCGGGCTTGTCTGACGTGCTGGCACCCGTTCGTACCGTCGCGCCGAGCGGCACGCCGATCAGTGTCGATGAAGCGAAGGCACATCTGCGCGTCGACCACACCGATGACGACGCGATGATCTCGGCCTTGATCGACGCAGCAACGGCTCATTTAGACGGCTGGTCTGGCGTTCTAGGGCGCGCGCTCCGGACGCAGCGCTGGCGCCAGGATCTGTCCCGCTTTCCAGGGTGCGGTGTCATCCGCCTGCCGCTCGCGCCGGTCGATACAATCGTCTCGGTGACCTATCGCGACCGAGACAATGCGCAGCAAACGCTTGCCAACACAGTCTATGGCGGTCCGCTCACCGACGAAATCGGGCCGTATCTGACATTGCTCGACGACCAGTCCTGGCCCTCGACCTATCGGCGGAATGATGCGGTATCCGTCACCTTCAGTGCCGGCTACGGCGCGGCTTCGGATGTCCCCATGCCCATCCGCCAGGCGATCCTGCTGTTGGTCGGC